CGCTCTTCCGATCTTTCTTTCGGACCTACTGTTGATAACGCTATTATTGACAAAATGCAAGAAGTAAGAACGCTTGTCCGTGGCTACCCCGGCTCTTTTGCCTCCAAGTTGATTTGTCTGGTAGTCCTGCTCTAGCATCAATACGCCCGCCAGATTCATCAAGTTCTGTCCCTTGTTGCTTATTCCAAATGTCTTGTTTATAGTCTTGTCAAAAGAGCGTAGATTATATTCTTTCTCGAACTCTAGTCTCACTTTAACCCAATCAGCTAACAGTTCAGCCTGAGTGGCATGAGCCGCTACCGTGGCAGGCTCAACATACCCGGCTACTATATTATCGTATATAGGCGTCCCCTCAGCGGTCCATAACAAGTATTCAGCCGTGTTCAAGTCTCGCATCTGCAAATCTTTTATCAGCTTTTTATGGTCATCCCTATACTTAGCGAACTTTGAATCCCTTCGTGACGCTTTCTCTATGGCAGGTCTAATCTTCTTCTCGAAAGCGTCACGCATGTTAGCCTCTCTAAGGTAAGACAACCCGAGGGACAGTTCTCTGGTGGCGAAACCGTTATTCAAGTTATACAAGCCGTTATACAACGTCACCAGTTGAGCCTCCGTGAGTTTATCCACCGCGTCCATGTTATTCGCTATATCGTTGACATCAACGCTAGTGGGGTTCACTAGGTTATACGGGTGAAGCCTTATAGCGTCCTCTAGTTCAAGTTCGGTAATGGTAGTAACGTTCTCCCTAGCGTCCCGTGACAATTTAAGAAATCCACCGTTCTCTGTGTCACCTTCCATGAATGAATCTATCATGTCATTAATGGTTTCTATCTCCATCTCGGTAATCTTGCCGTCATTGTATAACTTGACAGCCTTAGACCGGATGTTGTTTATAGAACGCAAGTACCTGTTCAAGTCCTCGAATGAAGCTATGTCAATGGCTGAACCCATGGATGTTATCCTGTCATTTAATTTGTTCAAGTAATCTTTCACTTTATCCACGGTCCATTTCTTCTCTTCCTTGGCTTCTTCCGGCGTGAAATACTCGTCCATAAGTTCTTTCGTCAACTCGGAGTACCTGCCTTCCGATATGTCACTGGCGATATCGTAGAACATGGCTCTATCTTCCACGGACATCTTAGATGGGTCAAGGTTCAAGAAGTCATTAAGCATCTTCTTGTCAGTTAGTTCAAGACCTTTCTTGGCAGAGTTAAGTTTCCTTCTAGCCTTATCAATTATCTTATCCCTCTGTTCTGCCACTAGGATTTGTTCTTGCTCGGCGATAGTTTGTTCTATCAATGATAACGTCTTCCTGAAACTCTTCTCGCTATTAAATGTCTTTGACAGTTGAGTCATTAGTTTCTTGAACTGTTTAGGGGTAAACAGTTTCTCTTTCCCCTTTATAGCTTCCCGAATCTCTTTTATTTGTGACTTGTTCACTTTCTTCTGGTCTTGCCTCCCTCGTTGGTAAACTTGCTTGGCTGTCCCTTGAATCCTCTTTTTCAAGTCACCGAGTTCTTGCTTCGGACTGGATACGATGTCAGATGAAGCACCCTCGTTCATCCTTTTGCCGGGTGTCTTTACTTCCGTTTCCCCTTGTGTACTTTCAATCCCGTTGACTTCTGGCACACCGCCCACAGGTTCACTTGTTCCTTCTTGTCTTTCCCCCTGTTCTGTGCTTTGACTTTCCTCACGCACTCCTCTAGTTTCTTCGGCATTTTCTTCTGTTTTTTGTTGTTCTACTTCTGTTATCGTTTCTCCCGTACCGGTATTTTCCACTGTTTCTACCTCTTCTACCGGTACTAGGGTATTGTAATCTACCACGGTACGGTTCCCATCGGCGTCTTCTACCTCTATCTTACCCTCTTCCTCCACTTCCGTTGCCGTGGCTACTACCTCTTTACCGTCTAGCGTGAATTTCTCTCCCTCGAACTGGAAGTTCTCGTCATTCAATCCCTCTTCACTTTCCTCGATAGCTTCCATGTTCTTTAACGCTGACGCTTTATGCACGTAGTTCATGGCGTTCTTGACAAGTTCTTTACGCTTCTTGTTCTTCAAACCGCCTTCCGTGTTGTTATCGTACAATCCCTCGACAGCCGCGTTTATCTCCCCGGATATTCTCGCGCTACTCAACCTGTCTGATAACCTACCTTCCGTCATTAACTCGTCAATCTTATCCCTCAATTCAGACGGCAAAAGTTTACTGTACTTGTTCACTTGATAGCTTAACTTGCTTTTTGAAGCGGGTGCAGCTATAATATTCAATCCACCTAACGCTCCTGTCATCAATCCGGTAACCATGAGCATATCCACGTCCTCCGGCTTGACAATCTGTTCCGTGAAGTAATTAGCCTCTCCCCTGTCAATAGCCGTGATGGCACCTCGTATAAGGTCACCCACTTTCTCTTCTGCCGATTCTTCTACCCATGACAAACCCAACTTGACTATCCCTCGCTCTCCCCAAGCCGCGTTACCACTACGGTACATGAACTCGTTAAGAGCCTTCTTGAACACGTTAGATGAAGCTGCTGTTGCCTTTGCAGCCTTAGCCGCGCTAGGGACGAACATCCTTTCGGTGAAGTTCTCTATCATCAAGTCTTGGAAGTTATTCACGAAAGCTTCTTTCGCCGTCGCTCCCTTGGATATATCTTTAGACACGTTAGCGAATAAAGTGGGTTGGATGATAGTCTGCAACGCGGCATCCGTCATGTTCTTTGCTGCCCAATTGACTACTTTACCGGACACACTTCCAACTTTGGATGATGCCACTTTACCACCTACTTCTGCCATTCCTTTCAAGAACGCCGTGTTGGATAATCCCTTGGCTATGGCGGTGGACGTTACCTTTGTTAATCCTTTCTTGGCTAACGATGTACCCACGCTTCTGATTCCTCCCGCGATACCTCCAGTTAAAGCGAACTCCGTCATGAAACCTAACGAGCCTCCCATCATGTTTCCTATATTGAACGCTCTCCCGGTTTCTTTGTTCAACATGTCGAGAGCCTGCACGTTTAACGAGTAAGCGTCTAAAACGTTCATCTCGTCTTCTGATAATTGCTCCTTGGCTCTCCTGTTTACTTCCTCGTTTATCTTCTCTTGCTTTATCCTTACACTCTCTTCATCGTCCGGCGGTAGTAATTCACCGTTAGAGTAAAGAGATCTATCGCGGTACCTTAGTTCCGGGTGTTCGGTAAGAACTTCCTCGTGGATATTCTTTAACTTCCTGTTTATGCCTACTACACGGTCTTGTTTACCGAGTTCTTCCATGAGTTTAGTGACGTTGGTAAAGTGCTCAACGACACCTTCTTTTATACCTTCCCACGTGTGCCTCGCTGTTCCACCATCCATCAGCTTCCTCGTTAAGGCTATACTCTTGTCAGTTTCCTCGGATAACAAACTAGCAGCGTTCTCGTACGAGCGTTCATACTGTCCTGTCAGTATATTCCCCGCTAGTCCAACCGGTTCCATTTGAAGGGAAGAAGTTACAGGTTTCTCTTCACCAATAACAGGATTTTTCATCCTCTCTATTTCCCTGTCTTTTTTTATCTTGTCGGCAACGTTAGCCACTTGTTTATTGTCATTCTCTATATCTTCCAACCTCACGTTCAATGAAGGCAACTCGTTAGGGTCAAGATAAGTCCCCGCGAACAACAAATTGTATTTCTCGTGTTCCTCTTTAGGAACGACATACGTCTTCATGGTAGGGTCATAAACCATCCCTATATCGTTCGCCAGTTCTTTAGCGTACTCGTACAGATTGTTATGTTTCTGGTCTGTCGGCATGTTTTCAAGTGCCGCCTCACGTCTCTTGTAACGGTCATAGAACAACGTTTCTTTCTGTCTTGGAGTTAGACTACCTTCTTTCTTGTAATAGTCGTCTATCGCCCCGAAAGAGGTTTCCAGTCTAAACCTCTGCCTTTCATCCGGGTTCTCCGGCAGGAAATATTCTTCCTGTTGTTTCTTGGAAAAAGTGGATAATGTCGAGAAGGTGTAGTTAGGGTCAACAACCCTGTACTTGTCTTTTATATCCTCGATAACATCCGGCGTGACATCTTCTACCGAACCACCGGTAGCCATTGATATATTCTGTAATAACTTCGTGAGATTAGCACCCGTGGACTTCCACGTGTCATCAACGTAAGTGTCATCAACCATGTTAGGGTCTTCACCCGTTGCCAAGGCTACATCTCTTAATATGTCCTTGAATAACGACTTGTCAACTTTTCTACCTTCGTTCATAAGTTTGGCTTTCTAATCATATCCATTACTGAACCTCTGTTTTGAGTTTGTTGATTACCCGGGGAATAGAATCTTGGATTATTCTTCCGGCGTTTAGCACTTCCCTGTTGAATCAAATCAATAATGATAGGCATATTCTCTTGAATACTCTTGATAATGGAAGGCTTAGAACTCATGTCGAATGATAATAATTCATCTCCTGTCTCCTTGTCTCTTAACGTGAGCGTCTTTCCACCGAACCAACCGGTAGTCATACCCGCTTCGGCTTTCAACAATCCTAGAATATTATACTTGTCAAATATTCCTTTCACATCGTTTTGTAATGTGATTTTACTTCCGGGCTGATTATAATTTTCAATATTATTCACGATTCCAGTGAGTTCATTGCTTATATCTCTCGCTCCCGGTAGGTACACGGGGTTCCTGTTCTCGTCAAACATAGGTTGCCCGTTCTCGTCAATCATCTGGGTACGGTATCCCGCGGGTTGATTGAAATTAAAGTTCTCGTAGTCAACATCATGCAATTTCTCTTTAGTTTGAGCGTAAGAGTTCCATATCTGACCTAGTATGCCCGCTGCCTGTTGTTGTCCTTCTGCCGTTTTCTCGAACGTTATAGAGAATGGCTCTGAATAAGTCTTGTCATTCTTCTTCCCGGTCATGCCCAAGAAGTCAAGAGTGACAGCGTCCTCCCCTGACCTCACGCCCGCGAGTTGCGCTTGTCTATTAACGCCGTTATCATTAACGTACATGGGTAACTTCGCCCCGACGAACTTCTGTATGTACTCCTCTTGACCGTTCAATGCTCCCTGTATGGCTGTCAGCCCGGGGTCAGGGTTATTATTCGCCCTTGAGCCGCTACCTCCATACGCGGGGTCGCTCTGTAATGACTGTTTAATAACGCTATCGGAACTAGCCAAAACGGCATCCACGAACGCTTGTCTTGCCTCTTCTGGCGTACTCCATCTACCCGCTATCACGCCCTTTTGCATGTACGGGTCAGTATCGAACGTTTTACCGTATCTCTCGTCCCATATCCTAGCCGCCTTGTTAGCTATATCTCTATGATTCGTGGTTTCAGTATTTATTATAGTACCGTCCGGGTTACGCTTGAATCCCTTGATTATGGAATTACCTATTAACTTCCCGGAAGAATCCATCATGCTGTCAAGGTCAACGTACGGTTTCATCAATGAACCTAATTTAGCCTGTAACTCGGCAGGACTTCCCTCGGCTATGGAATTCCCGTTACGGTCTTTAATGGAATACACTAGCATCCCGTCGCGGTAAGTGAAATCAATTCCTTTACCCATGCTGAAAACACCATTACCCAAGTCTTTTACCCCCTCTCTTCCCGCTCCTATGATAGCTGAATTAATATCGGCTATTAGCGGCGCGTTCATGATATCGTCATAACCACCTTTACCTACCTTTGATAAAGTACCCAAGAACTCTTGGAATGACTTCATCTGGTTAGTGTAAGAAGCAGCCTTGTTCTTCATATCCCCCACTTTTGTCATTATCTCTGACTTCCTTATCGTGGTTATATTAGGGTCAGCGAGTTCCCTTCGCATGTCTGCAATCTCGTTTTGCGTGTGAGCCACGAGGATAGATAAAGATTGAGAGTCAAACGCTTGTGGCGACAGGTTTTTCGCCTCCGTGGCTAACTTGTCAAATTCCTTCAAGTCAGCGTCAAGTTGCTTTCTCTTGTCAGCAGCTATTTTAGTGTAATATTTAGCTGTTTCAAGTTCTTGCGCTTTCATGGCGGCGTCAATATTGAAAGCGTTCATCCCTATCGCCCCGAAATCTGTCTTTACAAGCTCAACGCCCATGTACGCCTCTCCGGTGTATTGATTTGCCATTATTTCCTAGGATTAAAGTTTAACGTTGTCATAGTGTTCATCGCTTGGTTCACGGGAGCGGATGTTCGTTGATACCCTACACCCGGGACGAAAGTGTACCCGTTCATGTCAGTACCCGTCACTTGTCCCGCCATGTTCTGTCTCATTATAGTGTTTCCCACGTTGTCAATCACGGGAGTAGTCCCTTGAGTGGGTGTGCTTCCGGAACCGAAATCCCAACCAGATGCCATTCCTGCAAGTGATTGTATCCCTGTCAACGCTCCACCTAGACCGTCCCATTTACCTTGCTGACCGGCATTATATAACGCCCCGTAACCCGCCAGTTCACGTTGTTCCCTGTTCTCTCTCGCTTGGAACTCTGCCATGTCCTGCTGTTGCTGCATGATAGCCTGTTGCCGTGTCAACTCGTACAGTTGATTCTGGAAATTAGCCATCACTTGCTCCTCTTGATTGTATAAACTCTCTTGTATGCCCGGCAAAAGGCTTAACCCGCGTGCACCCGCGCTACTAGCCATCTCGGCACTGTTGGCGGCTTGTTGCTGCACCATCTTCATCTGTTGGTTATACTGGTCTGTCGGGTAGTCGAGCATAGCCAACGTGTTATCAAAACTAATATCCTGTCTCTCGTAATTATCTATCTTACGTTGTGCCTCCTTGGCTTGTTTGCCTTCTTTCACGGATTTAGCCACCGACATCCCGGTAGACGCTAAAGCCGTCGCTCCTAGTATTATTGATGTTGCCGCTGCCATCAGTCTATTTTTTTTATAAGTTGAACCATATCCGTTTCACTAATATTGAAACCACATTTCTTTAGACCGTTCACCAAACCTAAATCACGTGATGTAGTGAATATAGCATCAACACCCGTTGCCCGTAGCATGTTTACTATCTCTTCCACCAAGAACTCTTTAGCACCACGTTTCCTTTGTGGTGACGCCTCCTTGTTTGAAACTAACCATTCAAGCCAACATATACCCGTTCCGGTAAGGTACACGAAACAAGAGTATAGCGGTCCGTGCTCGTCTTCCACGATATAACCGAATGGCAGGTATTTAGCGGGTACTGGCTTCCAACCCCAACTTTCCCACCAACGGCATAACATGTCGTAATCTTCTATAACTACTTCTCTAACTTTAAAATTTGCTCTCATCAATATCTAGTTGTAACGATTTTAATAATAGCTTGTTCGTTTTCTCGACACTAAAGTAAGAAATAATTTCCAGATATTTGCCACGTATAGCGTCTCCTTCAACACTGTTATCGCGCTTGAAATACAACGCCTCGTCTGCCCTGATAATAATATCATCACTTAACGTTATCTTGTCACCGTCAATAGCCGTTATCTCCGCTACCTCTTCACCCTCTATATACACTTTCTCACCAACTTCAAGTTCTTCATGATTAATTACTTGAAGTTCATTACCGGTGAAAGGTTCCTCGTCAATAAACAATAACACCGGGTCGCCATCACTCGTGTCTTTCGGTATATACGATTCATAAAGATGTTCTTTCTTGACGAAAAATTTATCATTTATCTCTGATGACAAATCGTTTGTAGAGAAATCCAAGTATTTAGGCACCATGTTTGACTCCAAGATGATGTTGTTATACACCTTGTTGACTTCCGGGTACTCGTTATTTACGATATGCACGTAGGAAGGGAAATTCTGTCCTAGCATCAAGTTCTGGTTGTTCGGGTCCCCCGCGTGTATCCTTATCATGGAATCTTTTGACAAGAACAGGTTAGCACCAGAACGTGCCATCCAATCCGGACTCATGTCATAGAATGACGTCCACCCGTCTATTTTCTCCATGAAGTTCACGCAATCGTTTCTTAACCCTACTATGTAAGAACCGTTCTTCGGGTCATACCCACCACATATTACTCCCATGTTAGTTAGATAGTCATGGAAGAAGTTCTGCATCCCGTATGAACTGATAGCGAATAACCCGTTCAACGTGTTCCTGAATACCTGCCCCGTGTACGTGTCAACGAAGAACCTAGAGTTCCCGTGTTTAGCGTATGTCTTGTAACTGCTCATTCCCGCGTCTTCCGCGTAGAACTGTTGCTCCCCGAAAGCGTCTTCCGACTTGGCTATGATAGGATTGCCATCCGCTGACGTGATGATGTTTTTCTTGTACATCACTCGGCTGCATTTATTTCGTTGATAAACGTCTATATCCGTGCCTATCTCGTCTATCTTGACTATTTCCCCGTACTTCTTCCCGAGGTCTTTAAAATTGACGAGAGACGTGTTAAAAGACGAGAACCCGTTATCTTTCGTGTCTTCAACATACGGTTCGGATACCGTCAATGAAGCGTACCTGTCTTCTTGGCTGTAATTCTCCGATATCGCGTTAGGTCTGCCTAGCGTTGAGAATATAGTACCGTTCGTGAACCGGTTAATCTCTCTGGCGGGAGAATCTCCAATTAAAACATCACCATCCTCTGACAACGTGTACGTTCCCGCTATACCATCACGTATCTCGTGTATTCCCGGTATCTCTTGGTAAACCACATCACTGGAAGTATCTTCCTTGTACATCATAACGTAGAACACGGAAGACGTGAACCTTGATTTCTTGTTTATAATATCGTCCCTCGTGTATCCTTCTCTCCCGCTATAATCTATAATGATATACCTACCGTTAGGGATTCCCTGTTTCTCCGAGTCGCCTATATCCACTTTAGTACCGTCAGATAACGTCACGGATAATGAACCCGCTTCACCTTGAACCATCACCCTGTCTTTTATCTCGAAGATGTAACCCTTGTCGGATACCTTATCGGATAAAGTTTCCAGTTCTGATATCAATTCTAGCTTGTCGCCCGCGTTAGGAACCACCCAAGGCATGGATGTTATTTCCAGATACACCTTGTCGTTGAACACGTAAGCGTTGTCAAAACCATTGATGACATCGAAATAAAGCCTAGGGTTACGTCTGGCGAACTTGAAATACTTCGCCCACGATGGTGCTTTCCCTTTTACCGTGATTCTCGCTAACCTACCTATGCTTGAAGTATCAGCGTTTATCCTGTCAGCGGTAGCTTCTGCCACGGATAACACGGGTGAACACCTCCCGAAATCATCGTATAAAACTATACCGTAGCCTTGCGTGACCCCTGTCTTTAACGAGTAGGTGATGTCAGAAGCCTTCACGTTATCTATCTTCACGGATAACTCTATGTCCGTGTCTATGTTGAAGCCGTCCATGTATCCACCGAATAACACGGAGTTCTGGATAATCATGCAACTTCTGGCTTTTAGCGGAACGTTATCGAATAACTTGTTCACGTCCTTTATAGCCACCAGAGGGTAATTACCGGAATAAGTAAACCGGTACGTGTAGTCAACGTTATCTTCCAGTTTCTCTTTCTCCTTGTCAATCGTCTTTACCTTGTACATACCGGCACCCGTCTTCATGAGAAGTTCAATCTTTCTCACGTGTTCATTACCAGTATTCACGGTTATATCTACCGCTGACGTGGAATTACTTATCTCGTTCAACACCTCGTTGGAGTAAGATTCACCTTTCACGTATGTAACAGCACCCGCGAAAGTACCCGTTTTAGTCAAGTAATTCTGTATAGAGTATGTCTTACCGAAGTCATTAGACATCAAAACGTAAGAAGTATTATCTTTTTGAACTACAACGTATATCACCCTAGCCGTGGGACTCGTGGATATACTCTTGATTCTATATTTCTTGGACTCTTCCAGACCGGTTAAGTTCACGGTAGACTTCTGCATGTTATTACCGAACTCGCTAGAGTAGTATAACGTGTTTATGTGTTGACCGGCGATAGCTAGGAACTTGCCATCAGCGGAACAAGCCATAACTTTATTGTAAGACTCCGGGTATCTTTCAGACGTGTTGAAAGCGTGCGCCAACTCGAACGTCTTACCGTAATCCCTTGACACGAAAGTCCATTTGGCGTTGGTGTCAAAGTTATCATTAACAGATATGTACACCACGCTACCGTCCGAGTTACATATCACCGTTTCACCTCTTGACGGGTTTCCTATCTTGGCGAAATCGTTTATGTTTGTCTCTTTCCACGTGCCCAGTTTACCGTAATCATGACTGTAAGCGAAATTGCTCTTGTACATCACGTAACAGTATTTACCGTCAGCGGACATGCATATATCCCCGTTATATTTATCCCCGCTGCTCTCGAATCCCCTAACCTCACCGTAGCTACCGTCAGAAGGGTTGTATTGTTGAAGCCACAACCCGGAGTTATTACTTCCGGAGAATCCTCCCGTGCGAGCGAAATAAACCAGATTGCCGTTCACGTTCAAGTCACCCCCGTCGTTGAAATTAGCGTAGAATTTCTCCACTATTTTCGTGGCTTGCGTCTCGTAGGTATCAAAATATATGAAATAACCGTTCCTGTACGTGGATACCTCGGCGTTTTGCATGTACGTGGTTAGACAGAGGACACCTTTCACCTCGAATCCTTTCTCTGAAACGTTGTAAGGAACAGCCTTGAAATCGTTGATGATGGTATCAGCGTATGATTGACCGATAGGCAAATCGAAACTTATATAACTTTGACTCGTCATATCACCGTCTTCCGGGTTTACCTTGTCCCAGTATATGGTAATCCTGTTATTGTAAATGTACACTTCTGCCGTCATGTCGAAAGATACCTTCTTGGAACTGTCAATATCAAGTTCGGATGAAGCCCTAGAGTAAGGGCTTATGGCTGACGTTTCTCTAGTATCGTACACGTATCTGGCGGCGAACACGGGATTCAAGTTACGCATCTCGCTAAGTTCAGACTTCTCGGCTATCTCCACCTTGACATCCATGGGTGGACGCTTGACAAGTTTCATTGCCGTCCAGTCGTAGAACTTGTAATACCCTTTCGTCTTGGTGATATCTATCTGTATCGGGTCGTTCACCATCCAATCATTGAATATCATGATATTATTCATCATGGCGAACCCGCTAATCTCCGTTTTCAAATTAAACGGCGTGATAAGTTCTTGTATGAATGACTCGTGAACATCATCGAACATGTGCCTGTTAGCGAGCAACCTTAACGCCCAAGCCTCTCTTGTTTTCTTATCTACCTTGTACACGGAACCGCCATCGTAAATATAACCTATTTCCGGTTCAACGTCATACCGGAACTTGCGTATCAGCAAACAGAAATACTTGGTGTTCTTGTCAGAAGTGATATAATCCCCACCGTTACCGTAAGCGAAAGCTGCTTCCTCGTCTACTTCCGTGGAACTCCAATAATAATTCACGCTATCAGCGTTAGACCTCGTTACCGGCTTCTCCACTTCCACGGCTTGCCCCACGACTATGTTCTTGTCGTTAAAGTCAACTATCTCCTTGTCAGACTCCGATATCAATACCTTGGCGGTACTTATCATGCTATCCACCGCTTCCTTTATCTCCTCCTTGGAAGGAACGTACCAACCGAACCCCGTTTCTAACGCCCGTTGGAAAATAGTATCACTATCCCGCTTGTTATGAAGGAAACATATCGTGTTCTTCATGCCGAACACGTCCTTCATGGTAGACATCTGGTCAACGAACACGTGACTGCTCTTTCCAGTTATAGAATCGTGTTCAAGTATAGAAAAACCGCCTTGTCGTAGGGCGGTGAAAAGATATATCTTGTTGTTGTACTCGTACATACCTGCCGTCCTAGAGCCGCTAGTCCATAAAGGCTCATCAACGACAACAAGAGAGCCATCAATACTTTCTATAATTCCAGAATTATCATCGTCTGTATCTATAACTCTAACGTTTTTCGCTTCCCGGTATTGCCCCTTTGGCATGTACCTCGCGGCTACGTCCATGTTCATCTTCCCTTGCGAGAAGTCTTGTACAACTCTCATAACTAACTCATTAACGCTTGTATAAATTCTTTTACCTTGAAGTTCAACTCGAACATGGCATCCTTGTGACTTCTAACTTTCTGTTGTTTAGCCCGTATCTTCTCGTTCATGGGAACGTTACGTTTCTTCTCTATGATACGCCAGTATATCTCGTCTTCAAGATATTTCTGGAAATACGGGTGTATCTCTATCTTGTCAAAATCTGTCAAGTCCACGTTGGCTATATACTGTATCAGTATCCGGTGATACCCTTCCGGTATATCATCGAACGTCAACGTGTTATCACGGTAATCGAACTTGTACCCGTGCTTACCGTAAATAAAATCGTTATTCTTCAATTTAAGGGTACAATACTTGGAATACATCCCGTTAAGGTCATCAGCCTTTATAATATCGTAATCCATGTTGTCAAGTATCTTGTTCCCCTCGTTATCCGTTATGTTCTGTGCCGCCACGATATCATCGTTATCCATCATGTAAGAATACCACGTGTTAATGCTATCATTACGTAATGCGGGTACCAGATAACCGTCAACAACGAAATATATAGCCACGTAATCCACGAAATCCACCGGCATACGGAACTTTCCTATCCTGTTCATCTCCCCTTCTGCTTCCTTGAACACCTTGTCACCGGAGTATCGCAAGTCCTCGATAGACCGGATACCGTGTTTTATCACGAGTTCCCTGCTTATCCCGTGCAAGTAACTGTCCGGGTCATCAGCGGTAAGCATGATTGAATCAACTATATCTGTAAACGGTATCTTCATAACATGTTATCTTTTTGTTCTTCATTCACTTGTCTTTGCGCTATCAGTTGCGCTAAATCCATCTCTCTCAAATGTATGCCAAAGTAGAAGGCTATCTCGACAACTATCTTGTCAAGGAAATGTTCTGACAACTCGAAATCTTGGTACGTTTTGTCTAGCGGGTTAAATACCGGTTTCCCGTTGATATTCTTGTACGTCCATTTAGGATTTCTCGGGTTACGCTTGTACGTCACCTCTATCGTCTTGATATCTCCCGGGTACACGGATATACCGTCCTCGTCAATAAACCCTACTGGTAGTTTAGTACTAGGCTTGCAATACTTGCTAGTCACCACTCTCCTGAACTGGTCCGGAGGCAGTAAACTCACCATGTTATCACCCACGTACACCGAGTCTACCTTCAACGTTTTAACGGGAAAAGGAAAGGGAGTATCATCCACCCTTTCCAAATCTTCCGTTACAGATAACTTGTACAAGGTTTGTTCCAACACGCTTCTAGTCATTGTTGAATACCCTTGAATTTTCCTGTTCTGGATAAGCCTCAAATCGTTAGGTATGTTAGAGAATATCTTCGCCTGCACTATGGCGCAAACGTTATTAAACTCGTCAGGAGTAATCACCCCGTACCCGTTTTTGTTTAGTAGCACTTGGACTACCTTGTACACGTTATCAATCATCGTTTGTTAGTTTATCTTTTGCAAAATCTTCTCGTAAGCACTCTTGCCTTCCTCGGAATTACCCACCCACTGGGCGAACTCTTCCTTGATGTTAAGCCCGGGAGCGCAACTGTAAATCTTACCTCCGGTGAACCATGATAAGTCAGTTCCCTTCGAGTTTAATTTCACCACGTTAAGGCGTAAAGCGGTAGTCAAGTGGAATTTAACCTTGCTCTGCTTGTCATTGAACAATTCAACGATATGCTCGGGAGTCACTTGATGTGTTTCCATCTTCTCTAGGATACCGGAACGCAAGATGCTCTGGTTCGTTTCCGCTGAACCGGAATCGTACAACATGCTGTAAACAGCTTGCAACGACTCGATATCAGAACTACGGCACAACTCGATAACTAACGCTATCTGGGCGTACTTGTCCTCTACATGTTGAGCGTCAGCCACCTTGTCTTCAAGATAGAATACCTTGTCTTTACCACAGAACGGGTGAAGCAACAAGTACATCTGCAAACAAGGGTCATCGGGATATATCGTCCAACGGTCACCGGGGAAGTCCACCCTTCTCAAATCAATAGGTCCCATGTTATCTTGCTCGTCCTCGAAAGCGTTATCAAACACCGGGGCGTAACGCATGTTAAACCCGTAACTGGATTCCTTGTCAACGTACTTGCATTTAGGTCTCAATGAATAATTATTCCGTTCTTTCGTCAACAAGAAAGTCATGGGTTTCTTGCCCACGCCTAACTTCTTGCACTTCTCGATAATTTCCATTCTCACCTCGTCTTTTGTTTTCTCGCCTTTTGCCATAATTCAATTCAATTTAATTTTAATAAAAAACGGGGAAGGGAATTTACCCCTCCCCGCGGGATTTGATATATAAGGTTGATTAAGCCTTAGGATGCTTTACCCTCGAAGATACCCCATTTCTTCAATCCAACTGCACGCAATCCCCATTCAGTCAACCAGTCGATACCGAACACGTCATTCGTGTTAGTAGCGTCCGGAACGATTTGAGAACCGTGGAACGTGGTTTGAAGTTTACGGCTATAACCCGGCATACCCTTGTACAACATCGTCAGGTAGTTGGTGTTGATAGTCGTGGTTTGTCCGCTAAGGTCTCCGTTGTAACCGGTATTCACCACGGTGTTTCCAAGAGGAACCATGATACCGTGAATTTGATTCTCCGGGGCGAAGTTATCAGGATTCAAAACGGTCGGGTCTTTCAACATCTTCCAAGTGGACTTGTAGAACTCGTAACCACCCATGCGGAATCCCTCGAAACCGAAGTTGATAACTTTCTTGTCATTGTCGAAATATCCCCACGTTGGAGCGGTATTACCACCAACGGAAGCCAAGAACTTGTCAATATCCAAGGAAGCCTCGGTAGACAAGTAAAGCATGTTGTATTTCTCCCCGTTCACCTTGTCAAGGCGTTTAATCAATGACTCGATATCAGAAGTTGAAGAGATACCACCCTCGAAGGAGTTACCACCGTTTCTGATTTTGTCAAAGATACCCTCGTAACCGCGGAATCCTGCCGTCTTAGCCGGGGAACCGTCAGCCACTTTCTTACCAACGAACGCTTGAATTTCCAGTTGGTCTTTCATTCTCTCTCTCGCCTCCTCGATTTCTGAACTGAACCAGTAGTATTTACCGTCAAGTCCTTTAATCCAAGAGATGTTACAAGCGTCAGAGCCGTTGATTTCCCACATGTCCTTACCGATGATAAGTGACGTGCTGTCAATCTCAACCTCTCTGGTCAACGCTCTGGTCATACCCGGTGAACCTTTCTGGAACTCGTAACCGGCAGCGATAACGGTCAACCCGGTGGTACCTACCGTCCAGTCAGAAGCCTCGTACACTTTAGCGGTAAACTTGCCCGCGTCATATCCTTCTGATACACAGATACCGTAATCCACTTTCTTGGTAGCCTTGTCGATAACCATGAAGTTCTCGTTAGGACGGATGGTATGAGCGGCACTCGTGAACACGTCAGCAGCACGGGTTACACCTTCCAACACTTTACGTCTACGTCCCGCCATAGCGAAATATTGAGTATCCGCGGAGATTTCTTCCTCCATCGCGTACTTATCCAAGAATCCACGAATAGTCTGGTTACCGTACTGGTCAATGATTTGGTCATGAACGTCCGGCGCGAACTGGTCCGTGAAATCGTATAAACTCTTGTAGTTCCCCGTTACCGGTTGAATTTTGATATTGGGGTCAAGATAAAAATCACTTGTTACACTTACTAAACCCATTTTTTAAAGTTTTTATCGTTTTACTTTAAGCCGGGAATCTTGCTTTTAACGTATTTCCTGTACTCCTCGTCCGTCATCTCTCCCGCTCTTCTTTCCACCTCTGGACTGGTAGCGTTAGATTTACGTCGCAATTCTTCCTCGACCGTGTTTGCTTTTATTGCCTTACCGTATTCTTCAAGTATCTTCGGCAACTCCCGCCCGGCAATAATAGTTTTGGCGAAAGCGGCGTAATCAAAGACACCATCTTTCTTGAAGTAGTCCATCATGGAGTCCATGTCGCTGAACATACCGTTGTACGTTTGCTTGTCACGAAACTCGTAAGTGAACCCTTCCAGTTCCATCTTGTCAATACTCTCTACAGCCGACCGCATGTTCTTGTTCCACTCTTCCTTCCCCGCGGTAATAGTCTCCTCCATTTTCTTGATAGGAGTCTTGTACTGTGATTTCTGCTCGTTAAAGAACTTTTTGGCTTTCAGAGCCTCCATCTTCATGGCAGCGCTTCTCGCTAGATTCTTTTTCTTCCTGTCGTTAATCTCGATGTCATCCATCTCGTCAGACGTCGGGAGTTGAGAGTAACTCTCTTCAAACACCGCTTCTATCTCCTCGTTATCGAGCGTGGGATACTGTACTTTCAAGTACTCCTTCAACACCTTGTCGTTCGGCTCGTCATCCCAGTTCTTCTGAACGCGGAAATAATCTTCCACCCCTCTTCCTGTCTCCCGGACAAATTTGTCAATGACCTCTAAATCGGGACTAGCGTAATTAACAGGTTTCTCTACCTCTTTAACTACCTCTTTTTCAACTACCAAGTCTTCCCAAGATTTAATCTCTTTTCCTACCTTCCCGGCTAGGAAACTAAACACTTGCTCTTCCGGCAATTTACTCAAGTCCAAGTCCTCTTTGGCAGACTCTTTTGAATCTTGCTTGTTCTCTACAACCTCTTCCTTTTCTTTCTCCTGCTCGGCAGGTTGGTTAGCGTTACCCGTTTCACCGCTAGGAGGTGCTGTAAGAACGTTTTCCTTCATGAATTTATCTAACTCTGTTCCCATATTCGATTTAATTTAATTCTAACACAAATATATAGAAAAAATCTATCAGAAAAAATAATTGATAGTATTTTATACTTCTTTTATTCTGACATCATGCACTTTAAGCATAAGTTTCCGTTTTATGATATAATCCGGAGTCCGGAATCCCTTTGTGTCCTCCACGATAATTTCACCGGAAGCGACATCCGTGTACACGAAGTCAGCGATGTATTTCACCGCTCTCTCTATACACTTGCCATCCTTGTACTGGTTAGGGACAAGTTCAAACGGGACTTGTTCCATGAGGTCTTTAATAACCCCCGCTTTCTCCATCCATTTTAACTCGGTCGCTCTCTTGTCTTCCCTTATACTGGCATGACCGTTCACTCTCTTGTTACCGTACTTGTTTCTCATCCTCTAGCTTTTTTATCACCTTTTGTACCGTTCTTCCTTCCCCTGTTGGTGGATGAACTGACGTAACTATTGGTAGCGTGGTCATAATCTTTGCCCGCCCTAGAGCCTTTACCGTGTTTCTTGTCATATTCACGGTTTTTTTGGCTTAGTTCGGCTCTTTTCTTTCTCTGTTCAGGTCTACGATTTATCTTGGTATCCGTTTCCTTCTTTTTCTCCCGTGCTTCCGGGTGGTCCCTGTAATATTGAGCGGACCTAGACAGCTTGCCCTGCTTCTTCGGTGGTGCCATTGTCGTTATAATTTAATTGTTCATTAACTTCATCCATTGGAGGTATCTCTACCGGTGGTGCTGCTTGTTCCTGTTCTTGTTGGCTCATGCTCTCGAAAGGTATAGGGCTACCGCCGTTTTGCCGTTGATTTATCAACTCGCTCTGCTGTTGTGCCTGCTTGTACGTCCTTTCATCTTTCTTGTCTTCCTTGTACTTGGTGGCTTGCGCCGTTACATCTGCCTGTAATCCAAGTTCACGCATCCGGTGTTGGTGTTTCAAGTTTTCAAGCATGATTTCACCTTCCACTTTCTCGCGGTGAAGACGAATGTCAGCTTGGTTCTTCACTTGTAACTCGTTGGACTTGGCTTGTAATTCAATCATCAATGACTGTTGTTTCTGTTGCTCGATAGCCATTTGCGCTTGTGCCTCTGCTTGTATTCTAGCGGCTTCCATCTCTTTCTGCCTCATAACAGCCTCGTCCTGCCTCTTCTTCATTACTATCTTCAAGTAAGATGAAGCCATCTTCAAGTTATCAATAGACATGATATCTATACGGTCAGCAAGGGTTATCTGTCCCGCTTGTATAGCGGCAAGAACTGTCTGCTCGAACTTGTTCTTTTCCTCGGCATCCGGCTTTAACTCTATAACGACATCCAGTTTGTACTTATATAAACTCATATATGAGTTTATAGTATTATCATCTAGCAAGTACGACATGATATCGTCAGCGAAGTTCTCGTGATACATAGACATCTGTTGCGCCCTGTTCAAGATAACCTCGGAAGCGTTCTTTTTCATGCTCAATAACCCCTCTAGGATATACTTCGTCGCCGTGTTACTCATGGTTAGTGCCATCTGTTGCGTGCCTACCAGTGCGCCGTTGAGAGGAGCCGAACCGTCACGTACCCTGTTGACACCTGTTACCTCGTAACACATGTTCAAGTTATGATTGTACGTGTTGATAAGTTGAGCCAGTTTAGCACCGTCAGTCGTGGGTATCACTTGCATGATGTTCCCTCTCAATATAGCCTCGTCATCAAAACCAGAACTCTTCACGAGCAAGTTACCAGTCTGGTCGTATATCTGTATAATCTCGGCGGGGGATAACGTTGAACCGGTACCTATGTTGATATTCGTTAGCCCGTCAATGTCTATCTGGTACCCGTCCGGTCGTAACTTGCTTATCAAGTGTCTTAGTTTAAGCACGGTAAGATGAACATCATCGGCGAAAGGCTTCATGTTCTCGACAAGAGAAGGAGTTGTCAACTCGTACACGATATACGGGGACATCACAACGTTAGAGTCATTCACCGGTCTAATCATGTCCTTCATGAGCCGGTAATTGAATACCGTGTTGGTACCTAGGATATAATACCCCTCGAACCAAACATCGTAAGAGCCTCTTACTATCCTGCTTGAAGACTGTTCCGGCAACTTGAAATCACGCTCTTTACGGATGAGGTTATTCCTCTTCCTCTTGTACACTTCCTCGAAAGTGGTCTTGAACGTGAAGTACATTACCGTCAGCGTGTCATCATCATCGTACTCTCTCCTGTCGTTAAAACGTCTGTCCGGCGTGGCTTTTTTGAGCATCTCTTTAGTGACGTACCCGTTTGACTTCCGGTATATCTCTTCTACCGTCATTTGGAGTAGTTCACCGAAGTAGTAACAACCTTTCTTGTCCCTAGTCTTTAATGTATCGTAAGAATACATCATCCTTTTCCCGTCCACGTGACGTATAAGTACCCCGTAATTAGGGTCAGTCTCCACGCGTAAAGCGGCGAAACCGTTAGTCACTAGGTCTTCTGCCACCCTGTTCTGTATCTCACGGAAATAGTTCACGTCAAACACGCGGTTGATGATAACCTCCGTGGCTATCTCTTTATCTTGCTTGTACTTCAATTGCATGTGCAAGTCAAGTTCCTCCTTGCTATCAGGCACGTATTCCGGCATGAAGTTTATACCGGTAGCGGCAGACATCTCGCTCGTGAAATCTCTCGTGAGCATTTCCGTTTCTAGGTTCTTCCGGTAACTCTGTCTTTCTTTCTGTGACATGATATCCACGCCCTTGGCTACCACCTTGAACATGTCAACCGGGAAACTGTCTTTCACCACATTGATAAACTTGGGTACTATGGAAGTGAACTCCCAGTTCAGTGACAGGTACGCCTTGTCCTTTGGTATGTTAAGCATACTCTTGAACTTGTCAATGTCAACGGAATTGTCCTTGTAAGCCTCCAACTCCTCGAATTTCTTCCTCCTAGAAGCTAACGTCCCCCCTGTTATCCACTCGCTCTCTATGAACTTGGCGTATTCCAACCCGTAATCGACACTTTGTTTAGCCTCGTTAGAAACGAAAGGGTCTGGAAAACTTAGTGATTTGCTACTATCTCTCATAATCCGTCTTTATTTTACCGTAAGTACCCGTGTTATCATATAACATTAATAATGGTTTGTCTATCGTTACCGTGGTTTCCTCCACTTTTCTTCTCACTCTTTGCGTCGCTCCTATCAAGGCGTAAGCGGAAGATATGGAAGCGTCACGTTTAGTCCTGTTCTTGTCATCGAAAGCGAGCCAGTCTTTCAGCGTGTCATCGAAGAACATCTCGGAATTACCCACGTTGTTCTCTATGAAAGATTCTAGTGCAGAGTTCATTAACTGTGAAACGTTCTCTGACGTTGAAGGCATACCACCACGTATCTTCTCGTCTTCCGATAACTTGTCTTTATCTTTATCCGTTCTTTTCATCGAGAACTTGCGGTATCCCCTCCTGTACATCTCGTCAATGAGGTTGTTCACGTTATTCTCTATAAGAGCGGGCATCCCGTAAAATACCATAGCCTTGATAGCGTCATCGAAGAATATCTCTTTCGACTCCGGTCTGTTTATGTACTCTAGGAAGAAATTATGGTTAGGTGCTCCCGAGGAGTTTACCACCGAGAACCCGTGTATTGAACCTTTAGAGCCTTTACCGTCTACCGTCTTGTTCACGCGATAAGGGTCAATACCGAAGTTACCAATATGCCTGTTCAAGGGTATCCATAACCCGTTGGTATCTCTCTTTATGTTGTTTCTTAAACCCTCGTCCGGCAACCAACTCACTAGGAACCGTCCTTCCGGTTTCTCCACGAAAACGACCCTTCCACAGTCCTGCACGCCTTGGTACCACTCGAAATTACCTCTCGTGATAACCCCGTCAAGCGTGGCGTTGTATTCAAGCTGAGCGTTTATGTTAGCTTGGTTGAACATGCACATGTTTATCGCTAGGGCGAACCCGTCAGCCTCCACTCTAGGATTCTTTCTTTTCTCTTCCAACCATTGCCGGGGGTTATTCCGTAAAGTGTCATCAACGTTTTTTATGTACGTGTTCAACCCGAACTTCAATAACTCACCGTCAGCCGTTCTAACAGGTGTCTTTGGGTCTTCAAGAATCATTCTACCGAACTTGTCTATGAACCCCTCGTAATGCTCGTAACAGCTTAAAAATAACTTGTACAACCCGGAAGTGGTTTGACCGTTACCGTTCCTCTTGGTGACGTCTGAATCGTAATACAATTGCTTGAACCTGTCTCCCGCCAAGGCTCCATCATCATTGGCATCCTTGCCCGTGACGTTCTCTATGGTGGAGAATATGAATATCTTACCCACGATTCTCTTCCCCTTGGTAACGCACTTTTTAACCATGTTAAAATGGTTGATGGTATTACCGTTCTGCTTTTTCCACTTGCTGAACTCGTCAGCCAGATAGATAAGTAAAGCCTCACCGTCATAACTGGCTTCTTGTGTTGGTCTGTAATTAACACGCGTGTTCAAAGCCACGTCTACCATCTCTTTCTCGTCACCTGCTTTCCTTATCCTGTTACCCGGTTGCGCGAACTCTAGTTCAGTCTTTGACTTCTCGTTGATACACATTGGTTTCATGTAGAACGGTAGCCTAGAGAACATTGTTGTTAAACGGAAAAAGTTAGAAGCCGCGTCCGTGTCTGTCTTTGACGTCATGCCGGACAACTTGTTCTTGGCTGATATACTCTTGCATATAAGGAATGACATGAAACAATCAGTTGCCCCAAAACGACGTATCTTTTCAAGGATAAGACCCATGCACCTGTCATCCACCCACACGGCTTCCATGAAGTAAAACAGTTTCTGTTGAGCCTCGCTGAAATAGTAATACCCGCCTTCCGCTCCGGTATAGCAATGGCTTAACATGAACCAGTGCGCCCCAGTAATATAAGTAGCTTTACCGCAATTGAAGAACCAGTGACCGTCACGTTTCTTGGTGTATTCTGAATCTATAAAATCCTCGAAGTATCTCGCTGACTTCATGTTAAAACCATTAGGAGCGGGTTGCCTACGCCAGTACTGGTCTTCTTTCTTCCTCGTGCTGTATTCTATATTCTTGTACTTCGGTTTAGCCGGTAACGCTATACGCAAGTCAGAGATAACTACTATCTCTCCCACCGTGCCGTTAGGGTCAATTACCACCGCGTCTATATCTTCTCTATACCCCGCCTTGCTCTTTATGTTGAAGAACTTGTCAGCGTACTTTTCAGGGTATCCTTCCCGGTAATCAGATTCAGCTATGAACAAGTCATCTTCCTTCAACACGTTATTTATATCATGTATGATATCAGACACTTCCGTCACGTCCTTGAAAGCTATGTCCTTCAAGTCAATAGCGTTGGATATGCTGTCAGCGTCAGTGGATATCCCTTGCGCGTTAATTTGTATAGAATCTTCAAGACCAGTATATAACGATTCTATCACGGTCTGGCTGCTATCCACGATATCTTTCAAAACACTTCTAGCCCATTTCTCCTGTTTCTTGTCATGTTGAAGGATGGAACCTATTATCTCCTTGCACTTGGATATAGCCTTCTTTTTTATTTTTATGGCGTTCTTCCCCGTGGACTCCTTGTCAATGGACTCCATGTCTATGTCCGCCTTTATAACCTTCACGAGTTCTTTAACGGCAGATTTACAAGATGATATGTACCTATTATCGTTATACATCTTTCAATTTTCCTATTATCCAAGGTGTTTTCATACGGTACAATACCCTATCATCCACCTTGAATTGATACTCTGAATCAAGATTGAATATGATAGAATCACCGTTTTCCACCCCTTGTTCTCTTAATGACTCGTTCGTGTAAACCATCTCTCCGAATTGTCTCTCGTACAATTCATCGTCAAACAGTTCTATACACCCGTGCATGTGTTTCTTTTTCTCCACCGGGCTAACGTAACACCACGGGTCTACCGCCATGTATTCGCCGTTCCTCTTGATAAGGTATATGTACGAAACCTCTACACGGAACATGTTATCCATTATCTCGTTCTCCCCTATCTCCTTTCTCCCTTCTGCCGTTGTATGTCGTCTCACGCAATTATGGTGGAAATACACCTCGTCACCTACCTTGAAACGTGGGTCGCTAGATGTAACCACCTCGCCGTGTCTTATCAAGTAAGTGGTGTCGTCAATAGCGTTATTAACATGGAATTTGGTTCCTCCCGGGGCAGTAATCGTTGACTCGTACTGTTCCTTCATGTAAACGATGACGTTATTATTTATCGCGTCCAAGTTCCCTCTCATAGTCGTACACTTCAATAGTTAAACTACCGTCTTCACCCCTGTATATGACTTTCCAGTCAATAATCTCGGAATCCTTATCCTTGCGCACGCGTATCGTTATCCTATCTTGGTTCTTGTACCTGTCTTTCTCGATAGAATGAATAATCATGATTGTCAAGTCACCATTCTCGCTCATGAACTTCAAGGATTGTCCCACCCTGAAACATAACTTGTGACCGTTATCTGTATAGCTGTATTCTCTTAATTCCATGTTATTTACTTATTAATATTCCACCTGTAACGCCGACTATTCCCCATAACCACCATCTCTCGTACCATCTTTTCTTTTCCTTGATAACGATAGGTTTAACGTCAGTGAGAGTCACGTATGGATTCTCGTTTATCACTCTTATCACGTGTTCAGCACTCCCGAATAACTTTCTCGTTGTTCCCACGGCGATATGCTGTTTCATGTATATATCGAAAGTATCAAAATGGATACCGTCTCCCTTGACAACACCCGATATGTTTCTCCACTTGTTATGGTTGGAAAAAGGGATATAAACATTCTGGTAAACAGTATCGAACTTTATCGTACCCGTGTCACGGTAGACAGTTTCCATCTTGATAACAACTTCCGGCTTCATTCCCTTGATAAACTCTTTAAGGGAATCATTCTGTTTTATCACTTTCTGGCTCTCGAATACCATGGCTGACTTTTCATCTATCACCCTGTCGTACTTGTCCTTGTAATGACGTATCGTGTCAAGGTAAGCGGCGTAGTTATCCTTGTCATCGTTAATCTTGTCACGGCTATCCACGTAATCCTTAACGAGGAACACTAGCACCACTGATGCCAACCATAATATCGTTATCTTCCAGTTACTCATCGCTTATTTTAGCCATAAGGTCTTCTTGACGTACCGCTACCAGTTCCATGCCGTTAAGCCGGAAAGGAGTACCTATGCTCTTGTGGTGAAGTACACTATCAGACTTTTTCACTTGGTCATAGTTAGCGTTCACCTCGTACACGTCGCTCACTCGAACGTTCTCGTTTCTCGTTGACGGCAGGATAAGTCCGGATGCCGTTTTCTCTTCAATGATTCTCGTGTCTTGAAGAATAACGTAATTGTTAATCGGGATTAATTTCATTTGATTTAATTTTTATTGTTTTGTTTCTCTATCAATTTAAGCATTAACTCGTATTTTTCCCTGTCTTCCGCTCGCCAATCTTCTATGTTTCTTCTTAGGGCGTCCATCTCTATCTTTATGGTACGTTCCAGACTCATGAACTCGGCATTGTGCATCTCGCGCATGTTCTTCACCTCTTTCCTTATCTCGTCATCTCTAAAGTCAACGTATTCCTTCGTTGGCTTGTTAAAACTCGCCGCCATCGCCGTGGTAGCTACAAGTAAGACTCCTCCCACTAGCGTTTTAATTACACTGTCTGTCAAGTTCCCCGTTAATTTCATGGCTCTCGATTGAAAATAGTTTAGTTACCATCTTGGCAAGAATCAAGAACGCGCCAAGAATAAAATTAATCCACAACTTCACTGTCTCGCTAAACGGTGAACTCATTACCAACGCTTGCCATAGCGGTAAAGAGTACACGCACATGTCTCCCACAAGTTTTATCCTTAATGGTGTCTGTTTCTTCCAATTACGCAACCCGAACGACATACTACTCAATTTTCCATTTAACTGTATAACCATTACTTATCCATATCTTCACGATACTCAACAAATCCTTGTCGGCACGTCCTTGTATGGTTTTCTCTCCTGTCCTTTTATAAGCGACAAGAGGGCAACCATCCGTGTCATCAATGTCGTTGCCCCCGTGTACCCGTATCCCAGTGAATCGCATCCCGTTTCCTTCCACTGCCTTGTCCGGCGTGTTGTACAGTTGGATGGTATCTCTCCGGAATCTTGGCGAGTACGTTATCGCCACGTCATAAGTCCCGTAGGGAATGGCTGTCTGCCCGTGAATCTTGGCGTCTCGAACGGCGTCTTCGAGAGTCCAACAGTATTCTTTCCCTTCCACGATAATATGACCTATCGTGGCATCCTCGAATATTTCTTCTCGTTTATGTAATATTACTTTTTCCATATTACAAATATAAGAAATTAAAGTTTACCGTAGTACTTGAAAAACGCTCCAAATGGTCTTGTATTCAAATATTCCGGGTTATTTTTATTTTCCTTGGCTTCCATCTCCATGGCAGAGGCGTAATAAGCCTTGTTATTAGCGTTGCCCGCGTTCTTGTCACTCGTATCGAAGAAATGATGGATGAAAGATATCAAGTATTCTACCCAGTACAACACGTAATAAAACACCAGTGGTATCAATAACAACAATATTACCCACTTGCTACACGGGTAGCTTAACGAGTAGGTAATGAATAACGTAAGGAATAATCCAAGTGTTATACAATCCTTCCATTGCCTCACGTGTATCATCTCCTCGTTTATCGTTTCCGGGGATAGATAACTTTTCTTGGTTATAACGTAACCAAAGAGCATAATCGTACTGTATCCTTTAAACAGTATCAATTTCGCTAACCAGTTATTGTAATAAATCTTTACCATTATATCACTCGTTATGGTTTCACAACTCGTTCAAGTAAGCCTGTGCTATCTCCTCGTCTGTTGGATTTCCCGGTAGAGATACCACGTCTTTAATAATATCCACGTTTTCAATGTTATACACTACACCAGTTTCATTATCTTTAACTAGGAATAATTTTCTAGCGTTTTTAAAAAATACATCTTTCAGTATTTTTTCTGCTTCTAATCCATTAATAGGTGATTTCCTATCCCAAAATTCTATTACTTTCATATTGTTGGAGTGAATTTATATATATTATTATTTGGTGTTGTTGAAGTTAATCTACCGAAGAAATGATATATATTGCCAGTGCTCGTATCACGCCACGATCTCCCATCTCCCGACACTTGCGGTAAACTTGTCTGTTCATAATATTTATCTTCTAGTATATGATACTCGTACACTGTTTTTAATTTATTTGCATCATTTTCTCCCCCTATTAGATAAATATGTTGTCTACTTTCATCAATGACGATACCCATGTTTCTTTTAACACTTGGCATTGAAGTTAATCTAGTCCAAGTTGAAGTGTTTATATAATATTTATAAGCATCTGAAACAGTTTGTGTCGTGTACCCACCGAATAAATATAACGAGTTGTCTTTACTGTTGTAAACCATAGCTACTCCATATCTTGAAGAAGGTCTAGCGACTCCTGATGAATTATCAAAACTAAGTAGTGTATAGGTATCAGAACTTGGGTTATACATGTACAACCTGTTAGTTCTATTCCCGGCTTGGCTTCTATCGTATCCCCCGAATATATATATATAATCCCCGGTACTTGCCATAGAAGCAACTTGTACTCTAGCGGGCATACTAGCTTTTTGAACGAAACCGGGAGTTTGACCAGTTCTTTCCACCATTGTTGACATGGTACCATCCTCTACACTTCCTCCCGATTCTTTACCACCACAATAATACGGGTACCCGTTATGACTACAACCGGCACAAGAAATTCTAGCGTACGGGTTAAGTTTTGTTTCATCCAAACCTCTAGGAGAAAATACTATCGCTTCACTTACCACGACATTTGCATTCGGGTTACTTATACCACCTGACAGACAACACACGGGAGTACTATACAATGATGTACAATCAGCTATACCGAATTGGTCATGCGGGTAAGTTGTATTGCCAGTAGAAAAGGTAGTCCATACCCCCGGGCTGAACACGGGATATATCTTTACCCCGTTCAGCCATGCTTCTCCTAATGACTTACCGTTCATTGAACCTCCCACTAATATTCCACCGTTAAAAGCTATCGCCATATTCTATTCAAATTTTAAGTACACTATTCCTTCTGTTTGGTCTACCGGGTCTGGAATCTGGTCCACGGCTATAATACCAATAATCTTGTTAGTCCCAGTTGATACAATAGCATCGTTTAATTTAGTTTTATCTGAATTTGACATTAGACCGTTAGATGTGGTTGTGGCTACTGAATACGTTGTATTAGGTGGAGTAGCCCAAGTACCATCTCCCCTCATGAATGATGAGGTAGACCCGTTCAATTGCCTTAAAAGACCGTTAGCTGTTGTAGAAGCTAGACCATAAGTGGTGTTCGTGTTGACCCAAGGAACGTTGACGAACATGTTACCGTCACTACTCATTTGCACGCTATAATACCTTTCACTTGTAGTGCTCACGCTTTGTAACTTTGGTTTGGCGATAACACTGATAGGTTTAACCAATCCTGCCACCGAGGCTGTCGCTATACTGTACGTCGTGTTTGTATCACTCCACGGCACGTTCACGAACATGTTACCGTCACTACTCATTTGCACGCTATAATACCTTTCACTTGTAGTGCTCACGCTTTGTAACTTTGGTTTGGCGATAACACTGATAGGTTTAACCAATCCTGCCACCGAGGCTGTCGCTATACTGTACGTCGTGTTTGTATCACTCCACGGCACGTTCACGAACATCTGACCGGATGAATTCAGTTCCACCGGGTAATTCTTGCCGGATTCGGCGTATCCTATTTTCACGAGTCCTAACGCTGAACTGGTAGCTTGCGCGTATGTCGTGTCAGTAGTGGGTGGAGTGTACCCTAAAGCTGCCGTAACGTTAGCCTTGGTAAGTGATATAGTCCCGGAAGACACTGTTATGTTACTTCCTACTTTCACGCCTCCAAGAACGGATGCCGTGGCGGTGGGAAGAGTGTAAACAGTATTTGTGTCTGTACTGCTAATAATTATATTACCGCTAGAGTCAGAAGTCACGGTTGTCGCTCCCGAACCGTTAATCCTTATTTGCTTCCTTAACGTGGAATCATCGAACAGTTTAAAGTACGGGTTAGTGGCTACAGCGTCCGCTTTGGTTGTTGCAACACCTACATTGAACATGGTAGTGTAATGAGTATCCTTGTCTGTTTTCAAGAATCCTTGACTTGTCACCCATTCCTGTGTGGCTACTAACTTGTCATAACTAGCACCCATGTACAGGTTGCCTTGTACTTTTACGTCTTTATTAAAATGGAACGGTATATTTGCTGAATTTTGAATATGGCAGTATTTATCATTTTGTGAACCAATAGATACAGTATTATTACAATTAGTGGATTTAAGTATCCCCGCGTTGATAGTCACGTCTCCACTCCTTACCGTTAGCGCGCCAGTATGGAATTTGTACCATCCATCACCAGAAGATTGAGAATCCCACCATTCCAAGTATTTATTTATTTGTGCCGCGCTAGGTAACGATATATTTACATACTCTTCTTGTGCTATCGCTTTTATAAATTGAGTGTTTGCCCATTCTTGAGTGGCGTACCCACTTAAACTAGGTATCTGGTCAGTAGTGGCTAACTGCTTGTTGTTAAACGTTACCTTGTCAACGTAAACTTTTAAATTGTTCGCTGAATCAAAACGTACTCCTGAGCCCGCTCCAATGTAAGCGTAATTAACGATTTCTGCATTCCCGTATCCACCGAAAACAACTTTAATATTACCTTCTTTATCAATAACATTAAAATTCCTTGCCCATCCACCAGTTGATGTATTATGGTTTATATTAACACTCATTAAAAAAGTAGGACTTGAATATCTATTATACAGGTAATTTAATCCACCACGTGTTACAAGTGTTCCTGCTGTTACTATTTTAGCATTATGCGTGATTGCATATCCTATATTTAAATTATCATCAGAGCCAATCCATAGTATTTCCTTTACTGTGCCATTTGCTTGTTTAGCACTATACCCTTGGTTGTTACTCATTATTGGTTTACCATTCGAATCTATTGACAAGAATCCTTTACCACCTATCGGTAAATAAGTAGCGTCAGCAACACTCTTGGTTAAGTATCCAGAAGCGGAAGGTATATCATCAATAAAAGCTAATTTTTTACTAGAGCCAGTTTTACCAAATATAATTTCATCAGCAGTGTCGGATATATACAAGTATTTATCTCTTGTATAAGAATACATGAACGCGCCTAAATTTGAATTATGCCCGAAATAAGCCTTATTGACATTCGCACGTTTTACAGCTATTCCTATATCACTCGCGCTACCCGTACCATTTATTGTTAATGGAATTGCGGTTGATGATGTTATAACACCTCCACTTAAAGGTAAATAATTCGCTAAGTCAGCTGTTTGTACTGGTCTAGGTAGATTATATGTATCCCAAATATTGTAGTTTGTATTGGCTCTTCTATGAATTATATCAGTAGCATTAGATACAATAACAGGTTGTGCACTTGCTGAACCAAAGCAAGGATTATTTGAAGTACTCATCCATAATAAATTCCTAAAATCAGAGCCATCCGCCAATAATCCAACTATTGGAATATCATTATTTAATACTACACGAGAATTAAATGTCTTTATCCCCGTGAATGTCTGTCCCGTGTTTAATGTAGCAGGTTGCGATAGGTTATAAGTGTCCCATATACTGTATTTAGTGGAATTCCTGTAATGATATAAATCATTATCATTAGAGTATATCCATGTTTGCCCAACACCAGATGATATAATGGTATTATTATTAGTATCTATTCTTACCAGATTATAGTTACTAGATGCTGTATTTTTACTTGATAACGATACATTATTATTCAAATAAATAGTGCCGGTCATTAAACCACCCGCCAATGGCAAGTAATTAGAAGCTACGGCATTAATCTTGGAATTAACCCAACTGGCATTAGCCAAGAACTTCCAACCGGTAGCAGCACCAGTAGATGGCGTGTATTTCCTGTACGCCATACCTGATGCTTCAATATCAATCGCTAATTGAACGGCATAATCAGTAGTCCAGAAATAGGTCAACGCTACACCATCATTCACTTGTTCACCGCTAATAGCATGTGAACCCGGTGTATTAGCTGTACCATTATTGAATGAAGATATATTTAATACATCATTACCCGTTTTAGCCATTATCAAGTCAGTTACTTTAACTGCTGACGAGAATCCTGCTGAACTTATTACAGCCCCTTTAGAGTATATACCGTTAGCGGGTACTTTATCCTGTTCTGCCGTGCTATCGGTGTCAGAAAGGAGTAGTTTGCCGGCTTGTATGCCGTACATGTCTCCCTTCTTTATCTTGAAGAAGTTATCGCTCTTGATTATAGAAGGGTCTGTATTTATAGAATCACCGAATACTAACGCTCCATTTTTCAAGTACACGCTGTTCGCGGCTACCAAATTACCACTTGATTCTATCAACGCTGATTTAACACTGGTGTAGAAATCCGCTTCTTTACCAAATATTTTATTGAACCTTCTATCACTTCTACCTATATTTGTTGATAGCCCGGTGATTAATTCTTTAGCTTGGTAAGTTATAGTAGTGTTACTTCCACCTACTAGGATTTTCTTCCACGAAACACCTATTGTCAACGTTTCATTAATAGAAGCTAAAGCGTCAGCGTTATAAATTTCATCTCCTATTAGCAACGGGAATTTTATCGCCTCGTCAGCGGCTATCAATATACCCTTGTTAGTTGTTAAATCACCGGTGATGGTACCCCCGGATAACGGTAGATAACTTCCCTCCACTTGTGTTATCCCTTGTGCCAGTAGTTTACCTTGTTCTGCCGATAGAACGTTCGTGGCACCACCGGTAGTAACATCGTTTACGATATTAGCCTTGTACAGCACTTCCGAACTGTCCGATGAACGGTAGAACGTGGTGGCGTGTATAGGCTTGGTAGAAGTAATCTTGGAAGCGTCGATAACGACAACCTCCGTCGTGTTGTTACCTATACCTATCCCCAGTTTAGAGTTAGCGGAAGCTATGTAACCGGGAACGAACACGGGCTTCAAGAAATGGAAATGAGTGGTACCGGTATCCAGTGTAGCCCTGTTATTCACGAACCTTAACGACACGTGTTGGGCGGCAACGGCTGGATTCTCTATCCTGAACAAGTCGGCTGAATTTCTTATGGCGAAATCCATCGTGGTGTCTGTCCCCTTGAACGTTATCTTGTGATTAGCGGGTAATGTGTTCGTCGTTTCAAGTGCTTTCTTGGCAGCGTTCCATGACACGAACATGCCATCGTTCATGTTCTCAACGGTTTCACGGAGGGCGACATCCATCATGCTGCCTTCTTTCCCTATCTTGAACATGTCATCGGACTCGTTGAACCCGAAGAAGAAATTAGGTTCGGTACCCCTGTCAATCTCTATCCCCGCGAACCCTTTAGTCACGCCGGGACCTACCTCTCCCTTGTTAAGCAATAACGTGTTATCAGCTACCTCTACCGTCTGTGACTGTATAATAGATTGTTGACCTTTAACTATCAAGTCTCCATCAACCGTAACATCCTTGGCACGGAAATTAACGTAAGCGGAGTCAGCGGCGTTTCTAGCTGATAGACCACCGCTTTCAGACTTAATTCTAGGTCCGCTATTTTTCATGGCTAACTGGAACGATACCTTGTCAGTACCGGTATCCGTGTTCTGCTCGTGCGTTAAAGATTCGAGTAGTTCTAACCGGTTATCTTGGTCGTTATCCCACTCGGTGAACTTCCGCTCTATCTCGTCCTCCCGTGTTACGGCACGAGTTATCTCGTCACCTAGGTTGGCGTATATATCTTGCTCTTCTTGTGTCGCCCTAGCTATCTCGGCATCCAAGTTAGCTTGAATCTGGTTTTCTTTAGCCTTGGCACGCGTTACCTCGTCTGCCAGTGCTTTATCTTGGGCGGCATCTTTTATGCCTTGTAATCTCTTCTCTTCTGCCATCTCGGAACGAATGGCTGCCTCCTGCCCCTTCGCTCTGGTAACCTCTGCCGCTAGAGCGTCATCCTGCTCTTTATCCTTGGCTGCCTGTGTTACCTTGTCTCGCGCTATACCTTCAAGAATGGCGTCATCGGCGTCTTTCCTGTTCTGTATCTCTTTATTTAGCGCGTTATCTTGCGCTAGGTCCTTGGCGGCTTGCTCCACGAACCTGTCATCCATCTCTTTCCGGATAGCGGCTTCTTGTCCTTCTGCCCTGTCAATTTCCGCTTGTAACGCCTTGTCTTGATTATCGTCACGGATAGCCTGCTGAGCCTTGTAGTCGGCTATCTCTTGACGTATCTTGTTCTCCTCTGCCTGTGCCCTGCCCGTTTCGGCGTGTATAAGGTCAGTGTTGGAGATAATATCTTGCCTGTTGTTGTTTATACGCGTGTCGTGGTCTATATCTGTCGTTGTAGACCTGTCTATCTCGTCCTGTAAATTCTGGTTCGTTTGCAGGACTTGTTTGTACGTCTCGTTAAGAGCGTTGACGAGGTTGGAATTGTCCCAAGTGACGAGAGCGGTCATGTCTCCCACGATTTTAAATAACGTGTCTCCCGTTATGAACTTGTATCCCCCCTCTTCCATGTCACCCGCCATACACTTGATAATATTTTCAAGAGTGATAATTTTCGGGTGCTCGTCAATATTCTCGGCACGTTGAATCATGAACAAGTCGGGGTCAGCCACTTCCGTGACCAACTCCATGTCTTTCGTGAAACGTATCTGCCTAACTTCTTCAATAACTGGAATCTCCGGTAAATCTACCTTCTCTACATCACTTAGGACAACTCTCTTTGACATACTATTCTGTTTTATCTAAATCCTCGTCTAACGCGTCTAAATCCTCTAGGTCAACGCTTATCTCTTTCTTCACCTTGTCAAGCGTGGTGAGTTTGATAAGCGTGGCATCCTCGTGGTCATAGACTTGCTTCAAAAAGTTAATCAGCACCTCGTATTGCCCGAGGGCTATTTTATCATGCACGCGGTCAATAATCTTACCGCAAAGGAAGTCAACGGCTTTCGGGTGGATGTCAATCTCTTTAGCTTCCATCCCTTTCTTGTTCCATTGATACTGTTGTCTTTTCTCGTCCAGTTTGATATCAAAATCACTCGCTTCCTCTAGGGTGAAGTCAACTGTTTTCTGCAAATGTTTCAACATGGCATTCTCGAAAATCTTTCCACCCTCTACGGTCATGTGAGAGTACAACCCTGATAACACTAAACGGTCTAATACATTTAAATTGAATTTCATATCTATTTATTTTAAATTAAAAATTATTCATTCCAAGTTTTGCAACCAAGTAATTTTGATGCTTTCCAATTTATACTGTCTACCTTTGTAATAATGACAGATTCTTCTCCATCAAATTGTACAGCAGTGTATCTTGAACCATTTTGAATAAATTTTTCACTACCACTACAAATCACATCAAATCCTTGACTATTAGATGACATTATAAAATATGTTGTTCCAATTTCTTGTTCTGTTTGCAATTTTACTTTTTTCCTACTACCATCACCAGTTAAAACAATGAAATTACTCATCCATCCTAGTGATGTACTTGGATTTGTACCTGTTAAACTAATAACATTTAACCCTCTAAATATTAATCTTTGCCCGGGAGATTTAAAATTAATCCCACCATTGCTATTACCAGAATACCCAGTGAAATCTATAAATCCATTAACAAATTCAGCGCAAGCCCCTTCGGCGTGTATCCTAGCACTAGAAGATAGAGTAAGATAACCGTCATTTATATGTATATCTCCATGCTGAACTCTAATCGCTTGCGGACCAGTTCCCATTAAAGTGTTTCTAGTACCACCTTGAACATCCAAGTACATCATGGTTGTAGTACTATAACTACTTTTCACAAAAACAGTTCCTAAAAATAACGGGTCTAATCCAGAACTTGAAGGTAATACTCCACTCGCTCCTAATCCTATCTGTCGGTTATAAGAATTTCTTGAAGAGTTCCAATCTTCCCTGAATACCAGACCTCCACCGTACATCATGAACTTGTAGTAAGCACTGTCACCTGAACCGGTAAGACCGTATTTCAATCCTTTGTTATCAATTACAAGTTGACCGATTCTACCTTTATCTGATGATATCGTACCCTCGATATAAGCGTTCACGGCGTACAATATACCGGAATCACTCACCGCGAATGTACACCTGTCTGTCGGTGGAGTGTAAGAATCCTGACTTAATCCTAGCGCGCTATAAGCGATAGCTAATGAAGCCTGTGCCCCCTCGAAGCTACCACCCCCGTAGAATCTAGGACACTTGTTCCTGAACTGTATAGTTGTTAAACTATCAGCGGTCTCCGGTACTAGCGTTGAACCACCGTACATACCGCAAGTTTCCACCCAGTCAGAAGGTATGCTAGTGGGTATTGAACCGGTATTCCTTATACTAGGACTGTAACCTCCCTTTATATACGTGGTAGATATAAGTCCACCATCAATAACTGTCGGCTGTAACAAGGCGTGTTTCAAGTAATCCAACGCCGAGATATCGTTCAAGTCGTTGTTGATAACCGGTATTACCTCGGAGTCCAGAAGGATAGTACCCGCGGCGTCGAAATAAGCCGATACCTTGTAATGAGTCGGGAAAACGTTATTATATTTAGCCAGAGTTATCGTGTAACTAGCAGCTAACCCTCCTGACGGCTGTCTCAATGTTACCCAGTTCTTCATGTAATCCACTGAATACTGAACGAGCCAGTAACACTGGAACGCTGACACGCCGGAATTATTCATTCCCTTCTTGCAATCAACCCTTATCGTTTTCGGGTTACCAACGTCATTTTTAACGGCAAATTGCGTGGCGTCCGGTGATAACCAGTATCCTGCCCCGTCTTCACCGTTCGTGCCGTCTTGACCGTCAGTACCGGTAATACATACAGGCGTGGTCCATGAACCGGTAGATGATTCTGTCACTTTACGTGTACGCATCCACAAGTACGGTTTAGCACTCGTGGGTGCAGGCGGGGCGTCTTTCCATTCAGCCTCCGTGATAGCGGATGAACTGGTACGACTGGCGGCAATAGCGAACATGTAATCAACGTATGACCCGTCAGTCCCGTCCTGTCCCGCCGCTCCTTTCTCTCCAACTATTCTAGCCACGGGGTCCCACGTGGAAGAAGTGCTTAACTTCTGCCTCATGTAGATATCACCTGTTTTGAACGTGGTATGCCAACCGCTAGTACCGTTCACCGAGTATTCAACTTGCAGGCTCACTCCTTGCGGTCCTTGTGGTCCGGTAGCACCGGTATCTCCCTTGTTACCCGCGGGAACTTTAGTTACCGTGAATAACTTGGTTATCTCGGGAGCGTTACCGACGGTAGAAGATGAAGGAACGCAAACGAACTTCACGTAACCGTCGTTCCTGCCTGATAACCCTGTCACTTGCACTTGTATGTATTCGGGATTATCACTTCTAGTTGAAGTCAACCCCGTTGAATTTTCCACTCTAACGGCGAACAGGTTCGTCACGTTTTCCGTCCCGAAGAAGATTCTAAGTTGAGTCTTCATGTTCTCTCCCCAGTAACCTCCAGTCCCGTCATTCTTCACGTTCGTGGATGCTGACTCGTTGGAAAGGTCTGCCACGTAGTTAGGCTCTCCCGGTGCGCCGGAGACGTCCTGTATAAGAACAATCTCGGTATCGCATATATTAGTCATGTACCTGTCATAGTACAATTCAGCCTTTATGTTAGTCCATGAAGGGTCAACATCCACGTCTATCCACGGCAATTGCTCCGTGTACGTCGTCAATGTCTGCCACGTCTTCTGGTTATCTTTAGAGTAAGACGTTTTCCAGTACCCCAGAGACCAACCTGTCACGCCGTCAACCACTGAACCTCTCATCGCCCTGAAACGCACTCTAGGAGGGTTAGGAGACCCGCTCAATATGTTGATGAACCTAGTATCCGGAACAATCCAGTAAGACGCGCCGGCAGGACCAGTTATCACCACGGGTGTACTCCACGATTCGGGAGTCAAGGCGGGAGGTACTACCAGACCTTTACGCATCCACAAGAACTCTTTAGCACCCACTGACGGAGGTCCGTCCTGCCAACCGCTAGTAGGTGGTGTCTCTATGGATGAACTCTTCGCGAACTGGAAGTCCGTGTATTCACCGTCAGTACCTGATTCACCGACTACCCTCATGGCTTCTGACCAAGTAACACCGTCAGACATCTTCTGGCGCATGAAAATATCATCCACGCGGAAAGTGTCATGCCAGTTTATCTTGTCTTTAGAGTACTGAACTTGAACGCTTGTACCGTCCTTTCCCTTGTATTCAGTCCACGTGTAAGTGGTATTGTAATAGTTCGGGTCTATCGTGTGTGATTCCCCTTCCGGGAAAGTGTCTTCTTTCTGCATCACCTTGTTGTAGGCGATTCCCATGTATCTAAGGTTCGGAGCCTGCCCGTCATTGGAAACCTGTGATATGTCCGTGATAGGATGTAACTGGCATGACTTTACCCACACTTACAAGCCCCTTCCTGCCGGTCCCGGTACTCCCTCACCTGTTAATAACGAGAAGTTATAGTCAGCGGGGTTCAACGGTTGAGGCGGGTTAGGAACGTCCTTCCCGTAAGCGATACCTAGATACATCTTACCGGTAGGGTTAAGAGATATACCTGTACCTCGCTCGTCATCGGCGTAAACTATCCACACGTAACCACCGGGTCCTTGTACTCCCTGTATCCCCTGCTTGCTCTTTGCTAGGATGAATTTCTTCTGTAACGTTGGAGCATTAAGAGTGTCCGGGTCTGAACTGCTTCTCGGTGAAGCTATGAATAACAGAAACCCGTTATCCACGTTCATGCCGCGAACTTGAACTGTCTTGTTGTTATTAGTGCTAATGTAATCAATACCCGTGGAAGGGTTAGCGGATATGGCAACAACATACTTGTCGGTGATATCCCTTCCTCCCTTCGTCACCATGACGTTGGTTATAGCGTTCTCTCCCCAGTATCCACCGGTTCCGTCCGGCTGTGTGGCTACAACGCAAGAGTCGTTATCCAAGTCCATGGAGTAAGCGGGGTCCCCCGGCTCACCTTTTATCTCTTCAGAACTCAACGCGCCATCGTAAGTGACGCTGCAATTGAAGTCCAAGTCCATGTACTGTTTACCCTCGAAGTTCACCGTTAGTTTCACGGTAGCGATATCGGCTGTCATCTCCGACACGTACATGAACGTACCGTCCGGTGATATCTTCGCCACGCATCCCTTCGCTGATTTTATGGAAAAGCTGAATTGACCTTTCTTGGGATTGGAAGATATGAACGATAACTTGTTCGTTCCGGCGTAAGCCATAACCGCTGTTTTCGTTCTACCATCCACTCCAAGCTGCCCGTCCTTTATATTACCGTTGTAATCGGAAGCTATACCCACGTAAGGGTTATCCAGAACGGCTATATAACCTCCAACGCCATCTTGACCGTCTGACACCTTGATAAGACCGGTAACGTCAGAATAACGCTCCTCTTCCATCTCGACCTCGTACATTATGCTGACGCTAGTCTTCCCCTGCCAAACGTCATCACCCGGTCTTATTTCTAGTGTCTTCCCTGTTTGACCCTGTATTTGAACGAAACCTTCCCCGGAAAGGTAATACCATCTACGTATTCCCCCAAGGTCAGAATCGAAGTTGTTTTCAGATACCCTAATCGTGATAACCTCCGGGCTAGTGTTACCCTCGTTATCCTTCAAGAAAGCGGGTGAAGGGTCAGGCATGATATCCACGCTCTTGCTCACCTGCTTGCTTATGCTGTCAAGTAACTGGTTGTACTCGGCAAAATTATTAAGCCCTGTCGCGCCGGGACCTATGGTTATATTCTCGAATCTACCGCTCGTGCAGAAAATACCCACGTTATTCGGGTCAGTCGGGTCAGTACCGAAAGCACCCACGTATTTGCCAGTTAAATCAAAGCTATTTATCCCCTTGTATATCTTTATCACCGGGGAATCATCAGAAGCGGCGTCAAGCATGATAGCGTTCTGTCTACCCCTGTTAGCGTCGTTCTGGTTACCTAGCAATACTATCTCGTCACCTTCTGCCGGTATGTCACCGTTCCCGTCTTGATTTGATTCACTCAATATAACGTAATCCGGTCCAACCGCTTCCACCGCTCTCCAATAGTACTTCGTGCTAGGCACTTGAAACTTCTGGCATCTCGCTTGGTCGAACTCTATAAAACCGTGTATCCCGTCTCTAGCGTAACACTTGTAAGCACCGGTTGACATCACTTCAACGCTGTCGATTACCATGTTCACGGGAGTGAGTAACACTTGACCTCCTTGGCTTGAAAGTTTCTGTATCACCAGTTCGGTGAACGTTGCTTTACGCCGGATGTTAGCGTAGTCCACCTCGATATGTGAAGCACCGTTCTCGTCAAGGTAAAAAGAACCACCGGAATTGTTTTTCTGGTAGTTGGAAGTGTTTATCTGGTTGCAAACGATATTTGTTAAAGCGGCACCGAACAAGTCCAACCACACTTTAGCTTCCGTGTTCTTGTTGTCAGTGGCTCTAAGGTACGTTTTAAGACCATCACGGAAAACCCTGAATATAACCTCGTCAAGAGTGATTGACTCTTTCACTTTCAACCACTTGGATATAGTAGCCGTGTTGAAAACCGGGTCAGTGGAAGGATTCTCGCTGCCACCACCACCAACTCCAAGAAGGTCAGCTACCTGTCGCAACGTTAAAGTCTCCGGGTCTCCTCCCAAGTTATCGGCACGTTGTGTCAATAGTATATCAGTCCATTCAGCCGACTCTTTCTGCCTCATCCCCGTGGGGAATTTTATACTGGATAGTAAATTCGCTAGGGTATTTCTCGCTTCCTTGTTCATGATAATCACTTTTTTGGCTTACCGCCACATCCTTTTTTCTTTGCCATCTGTCTATGTATTAATCACGAAACGAAGATATGAAAAATATTTTGAATATCCGAATGTAATTCATATATTTGTGCTGTCACGGGACTGTTCTTCACACCACACGACACAAACGACGCATAACGCACATTTCCCCATGAACATCCCGTGATTCTTTAGAGTATCTTTCATGTAGGTTTATATGTTTTGAGTAGGAGGCTCCATCAAAAGTGGAGTCTTTCTATTAGTATTAAAATCTTATAGATATTATCTATTTGATATATTAGAATATTGTTTTCATCTTTGTGGAGTTAAATGACGGGACAACGTTTTTTTTCTAGGGACTTGTTTCGCGCCCGTCAGCCAAGAAACCTCAACTCACGAAATGACGGTTAGTAGATGCCGGAAGAGATAACATAGAGGGAAAAGGTCTAAACTACTACATGATAATCATGGGGGGTAGGGGGGACTTGTTTTCTTTTTGACCAATGTTCCTAATCTTCTCATTCTGGTTAGTAAATAATAGATTAAACTATTGCTTATTTAGTCTTTTAATCTTATATTTGTGACATGATTAAAGCCTATAAATATAAATTGAATCCAACGAATAGCCAGAAGATATTCTTCGAGAAGTCTTTTGGCTGTACTAGGTATATTTATAATTGGGCGTTAGAAAAGAAAATTAAAGCGTATCAAAATAACAAGGAAAGAGTATCGTGGATAGATTTGTGCAAGGAGATGACATGGTTGAAAAAAGAGGATGATACGATATGGCTTCGTGAAGTAAGCAATCAATCTCTTCAATCTTCAATTCGCCATCTTGAATCCGCTTTTGTTAGATTCTTTAGGGATAAGAAAGGATTCCCGAAGTTTAAATCAAAAAGTTCAAATAATCATTCTTTTCAGTTTGTAGAACAAGTTTCAATAGACTTTGAAACTAATCGTGTCAAGTTACCAAAGATAGGATGGGTGAAGTTCTTCAAGAACCGTACTTTCACTGGCAAGATAGGAACTGTAACCGTGAGCAAGAACGCCACGGGAAAGTACTTCATATCTATTCTAGTTGATGACGGGAAAGAATTACCCGCTAAATCACCTGTTAATCATGCAACAACGATAGGAATAGACGTTGGCGTGAAGGACTTTGCCGTGTGTTCAAACGGTGATACTTACGCTAACCCTAGATTCTTGGAGAAAGCGGAAAAGCGATTAAAAGTACTTCAACGTAGGTTATCCAAGAAAACTAAAGGCTCTAATCGTAGACAGAGAGCGAGGAAAGCACTCGCTAGACAACACGAGAGAGTGTCTAATCAACGTAATAATTTTCTACATCAAGTAACTTCAATTATCGTCAGCGAGAACCAAACGGTCGTGATTGAAGACTTGAATGTAGATGGTATGTTGAAGAATCATTGTCTCGCCAAGGCTATCTCTTCCGTGTCATGGAACGAGTTCTTCAGGCAACTGCAATACAAGTGCGAGTGGCAAGGTAAGAACTTGATTAGGATAGGAAGGTTTGAGCCTAGTTCAAGAATGTGTCTTTGCGGTCACGTGAATAAAGAATTGAAGTTAAAAGACAGGGAATGGGATTGTCCTAGCTGTGGGCGGCATAATGACCGGGACTTGCTAGCGGCGATAAACATCAAACGCTTTGGACTTAAAAAGCAAAATACACCCTCGGTAGGAGGGGAAGAGGACGTGGAGTGGTCGGCAGTGGCTGACACGGTGAAACGTCAATATATTAAAGTATGAACTTTAATATAACTACTTGATAAAAGATTACACGATAAACCACTGCAAAGAGATAGGCTCGTTTAAAAATCTATTGATAGAATACGGGTGGAAAAAAGAAGGCAATAAATTCATACCTCCAACTCACGAGTACATGATGAAAGATAACGATATTTACATGGATATGATAGAAAAAGAGAATTACAAAACGTTCGAGACAATTATAAAGATATGAACATAGAAATTTACTTGAAAGGACACGGGATAACGGGTGAATGCAAGATACCGTACTGTGACGTCATTATATCTTACAGGAACGACAAGTACCACTGGGAAGAGTTATTGCAGGTGTATTCGGAATTAACGCCTTACAAGGCAGAATTGTGCGGTCTTGAACACGCTCTGGTTGTTATAAACACGAGGGATAACGTTGGAAGGGTGGATATTTTCTGCAAGAACACTAATATCGTCAACGCTTTCGAGGAAGGATGGCTAGTGAAATGGATAGAGAATGACAAGGGAAAGAACTATTTTGAATTGTGGAAAAAGATATACGCCCTGTCACGTCACTTGGATATCACGGCTAACAAGGATGGTTACACTGAAGACCAGAAGAGAATGTTCCGTGGTATGAAGAATATCGTTAAAAGGCTAAGCAGGATATAAAATGTTCACGAGAAACTGGATAAAATAAATAATAAATAATATATTTGTGGCGTAAAGAAGCATTTTGTTACTTGTCGAAATCCACTTGGTACTACCAGTATTGCAAGTGGATTTTTTTAATTGGTACCACCTCCACCTGTTTGAACAATATACGGCAAGTCTATAACGAAATCTGTTCTCACGATAAACCAACCGTCGCTAGCGTCACTTATGACGTATATTTTACCGGTAGTATCTATGATTAAATCTTCCGGACCATAATCACCGTTTGTTGAAGCGTGACCAACTATATTTGCGGCACTATTATTGTCATTATTCTGAACTATAACACCGTTATACGCCAACATTCTTTTCCCTCTCATACCGGGTGAACCATCTTCCCCGGCGGCTCCTTTCGGTCCGGTAGCACCTCTCGCGCCTGTATCTCCCTTGTCACCTTTATCGCCTTTAGGTCCAGTGGCACCGGTTGCTCCCTTGTCGCCTTTATCACCCTTATCGCCCTTTTCTCCTTTTAACTTCCCGGCATCCAGTTTAGATTGAAAATTCCCACCGTCATCGAAGATAACGTTAGCTGCCGGAACCGTGTAAGAGAACTTCTCCTCCACGGGACATATCACGCCGGAGAGAACCTCTTCCTTGCTGATAATATCCACGTTGATGTCAGCCGGCACGTTCAGTTCAATCATGACGTCAGACTCTTTAGTCTCTATTTTCTTTAGCAGGCAAGGCTCGATACCGTCCGGGTAGAAAAACACGCTTATATCCGATTCTTTAATCCTGTCAAGGAAGATAACCATCTTACCCCCCCCCTCTTCCTTGAAAGAAGCCTTCCAAGTACGGTTAGGTTGTTCAGTGAAAGTTAATTTTTTTGTTGCCATAATAACATGTTATTTAATAGATTGTATGTAAAAGATATGAAAACATTCAAAACTAAAATAGTAACGCTATATCTTTGTAAATCAATTAGTTGCTAAAAAGGTAAATCTGAATCATCATCCAGTTTAGTTTTCTGGTCATTACCGAAAGTATTTAAACCGGGTGAGTTATTGAAAGAATCCTGTTGTCCTTCCATGCCGGATGATGGCGTGTAAACTGGCGTGTTCGGTTTAACTACCTTCACGTTCCACGCTGTCACTGACGTGAAATACCTGTCACCTTGTTCCCAGTAACGGGATTCTATGGTAAACCCTACCTCGCACTCGTCGCCGACGTTAAGTTCCTGCACGTTATCCACCCTGTCATTACAGAACTGCATGATTACTTTCTTCTCGTAATTGCCGTCCATGTAAGAGAACAGCACCTCTCTTTTCTTGAACTTCTCTGTAACCTGTTGCTCGCCGAAAATCTGGCAAACGGTGAAAATTTCTTTCTCTTTCATGTCATTAAATTTAATTTTATACCACAAATATACTCGTTTCCTTGGAGAGTACCAAATTATTTCCTATATTTGTGACGGGAAATTTAAAAAATAGCTGTTATGGTATCAGAATTACAATTATTATCAGAGATGTCCGGTGACGAGAAGGTACAGGTAGCCGTGACGCTAGAGACTGTTTCCGACGTTGACGTTATGGAGTTATCCAAGTACGCTAAAAAGAACGACAAGTTATTCATGGCTTACATGGAGAAGAACGTGGTGAACACGATGCTATTCTCTTTATTCATCCACCGGTTCAACATGATAAGTTACTGTATCATGGAAAACGTTCAGTTATCCAAGGGATTCACTCCAATCGAGGACAACCATGACGGCAACAACATCCGTTTGGCGATAAAGGCGTTATGTCACAAGAGGACAATACCAATAGCCGTTTATCATATCACGAGTATCCTTGACCGTTATAAAGAGTGGGACATGGATAATATATTTTTAGGTTATATAAACCTAATAGATTGATTATGTATCAATACGCTGATGAAGATGAAATTTTTGACTGGTACTTGCGCAACAGGAGCAAGGGCAGGAAAAAGAAGTACAAGTACGTTTGGAAGAGGATGCAACCGAAACTTCTCACGGCTGAACGTATAACATGCCCGTTGGGCAAGTGGAACTTTCTTATCAACGAGTGCTTGAAGAGGCAATTTGACCTTGACGACACGAAGGTGGGACTCGTTCTTTACCTTGTATCTTTAAACCGCGCGGTTACCGTTGATGACATACGTTTCGTGGCAACATCCGGACACTTGAAGAACACGAACAAGGCGTTGAAATTCCTCGTTGACAACCAGTTCATAGAGCGATTCATAGGTCATTCTTCCGTTAGACGCCGGAAGATATGTTACAAGCTGAAATCGAGAGCCGTGAACATGTACGTGAAGTACATCAACTATCTTTTATTGCTAGAGAAGATGCCTTTATACGCCGAGAAGATGGGTATAGACTGGGGCAAGCGTCATAAAGACCTCGGTATAGAGCATAGAACAAAACTAGACTGGTACAGTTGCGTGATGCAATTTAACCGGGAAGTGGAGAAGAACCTTAAAATGTTAGATAACGATGGAGGGACAAAAGATGATAACGATGACGAGTGATTTCTGTTATCTAGTCATGATAGCTATAACTATAAGTTATATCTTTCTGTTATGCTATCACTTCTGGTTATCTAGATTACACCGTGAAATAAAGAATTTAGACGCTAGAGTGAGGGATTTAGAGAGGGAGATAAGCCATAAGCCGGTAAAGGTTGGAGTACTTGAAGAAATATACAAATACTTGAAAGAAGAGAATCATGATTGAGATAATTTTTTATATAATAGCGGCACTTATCGCTATACTGTACATTCTTGTCCTTGTACTGTTCACTAGGATAAATATATTGAGTTCAAAGATTCTTGAAATCATGAAAGGTACTAGGATAAACAGGAACGAATTGAAAGAAACTAGAGTTATCCTTGAAAAAATAACGTTATTAATTAACAATCTAGCTGATACACTTGAAAAAATAAATAAATCAAATAATGGGGATAGATAAAGATGAATACGAAAGATACGTTTCGTTCTTGAAGAAAGGATTAGTAAAGGATACCGGTAAACGTTCTATCGTCATGGATATACAGGGTGATAGAAAAGATAACGATAACGATAACGATAACGATTGTTTTATCCTTGATTTTCCCGGATTGCACATTGAATTACCTATTAAAAAAAATAAGTCATGAAAGAGATAAAAATAATACACAGGTACGATACTGACTTCGTGGCGTGTATCGATAACGATGGAGATATAATCATATCATCCATAAGCAAGTTACTTGAAAATATTGATAATGAAAACTTCCAACTCGTCACAGGCACAAGTAATGAAAAGTTGATAGAAGATTATATACAAGCATGCATTGAACTGAAAAGCATACGCAAAAAGATACACGAGAAATACGAAATGAATTGTGAAGAGTTTCACTTGAAGCTAGAAGATATTCTTCCATGTACCGGTGATAACCCGGGGAAAGACGGTGTAGACGCCAAGTGCATGTTTGATTCAATGAATGCATTTGTTAAAGGTAGTTTAACGTTGAAAGAACGTGTTCCTGATGCCGGGGAAACGAAAGAATGTAACGAAGAGAAAACGTACTACAAGTGCTTCTTTAAAGAAGAGAACGGTCCTTCATCTTGTTACAGGATACATTTCGGGGATACCGAAAAACTTATTACCAGAAAATCAATCGTGGAAATACTGGATTACTTGAAAAGATACCCTTCCTGTTACATTGACTCGAAAGAACAATGTGAAAGGTACATAGGCAATATTAAACGAACCGTAGGAACTGACCATACAATTTTCACGGAAGACCACAAATGGTACGTGAACGAGTTATCACAAGTTTCAGTGTACTGCCCGGAAGATGAAAAAATATACACCATATCAGATTTAACAGGGGAAGTAAAACTACTAACGTGGACCGAAAACGGCAAACACCACGCCTATTGTCATGAACTAGGATACACGATGCAAAACTGGACTACAGAATCAAAAATGATAGATTCCTTCAACGAATCATTGAAATCTAAAGATTACGGTGACATCATAATATCAACACTAAAATCAAAACAAAAACCAATACCAACAAACATCCCTAAAAGAGCCATACAAAGAATAGTAAGCCTACACGATAAGAAAGTAAGCAACTAACCATAATCAATTATATAATTACTTGTAGGAGAGCGTAACAACTCTCCTATTTTTATACAATATAAATTATATCCATTAGTAATATTTAACTATAAATATTTGGTTTTCTCATCCGTCTATATA